AGTATCTTCTTACCCCTGAATCCGCCCACAGGGTTTATTCTGTCATTCCAGTAGGTAACCTGTGAGTTGAACAGAACGAGGTCAAGGAATTGTAATTTATTCTCCCTGTAGAAGTCTTCCGTACTGCCCTGTTTCTCATTCCATTCCTTTGCCAGCCTAGCAGGAGGGTTGTTTAATATATCAGTGCTGAACTCCTCTGGAGTCATCTTGAGATACTCAGCAGCATCACTTAATAGAGTTGACTGAGCTAAACACTCTACATTCACTAACGCATTCTCTGACTTTGACTTCTCTACCATATTGTAAATGGCTTCATCGCCACTAATCATTCTCTGTTTAATGTGACCCAATCTAATCCCAGTGTGCAGATAGACTTTAAGACCTGCTATCTTTGCTTTGTTACAAAAATCCCAGTCTTCACTAATGTAAATCTTCTCATTACGAAGTCCACCACTTTCAAAGAACGGGTAGCATTCGCACCATTCTCCTTTGTGTAATAAGGGGAGCTTGAGTGTATCCCTAATTTGCTTCAGGGCAACTCTTGATATACCCATAAAGCCAGTAGAAACATACTTAAACTCGTGGACTTTATTATCAAAGACCATTGATTCGTATGACTGAGCGGGAACGAAAGAACCATCGGCAACCGAGTAAACACCACCGACTATTGGATAACCAGACTGCAAGGTTATATACATTTTCTCTACATCATCCGGCGTGAATGTCATATCGCCATCTATAAATATCATATAGGGGGAATCGTCACACCACAGGAATTGAGATGCAGCCCTACTTCTTGACCTGCCGATTAGTGCGTCTCTAGTTACCCACCTTACATCGTAACGTAACTGTGAATTCTTTAGATTAGTGAGACATTTACAGGTCTCATCACAGGTCATACCATAGGAACAAACATAGACTACAAAATCGTACATCATCTCTCTACTTTCTAGTATAACACAACAGGGGGGTATATTTCAACCCCCCTAAGTGTTTTGTCTTTAGCCCTCAGAGGCAGGCGAACCCTGGATGTAGTCTAACTGATAGCAACCGTGTGTTCCCCAAGTACCAGCAGCATTGGCAGCATTGGCAGCAGTCATATAGACCGCAAGCCTTGTGCCAGCAGCTACTGTTGAGGTAACAATGTTGGCTTGGAGTGCAGCATTGGCAGTCATAGCGCAGGTAGTGTTGACATTGATAAACGCTAGTTGTGCTGTCGGGGCTGCCATATTTATCAGGTAGGCATTGATGTTGGTTAACGCCTCTACTGGGGTGACTGCTCCATCGGTTACTACGGAGAACCCCGTTATAGTGATTTTATTCACTGGAGTTAAGATAGGGGTTGCGACTAGGTTAGCTGCGAAGTTAGCAATCCCACCCATTGAAACGCTCTGAGGATTCATATATGGAAAACTCATTTTTTTACATCCTCCTTATGCGGGTGTGGTGGCATCGTTGTATAGTTCAACAATCCACCCTGCTAAGTATTCGCCAACTCCGTATTCACCGACAATGTTAAGCTCCGTAGCTCTTAGTGACGGGTCTTCGTCAGGTTTAATGTCCCACTCAGCAGCGGTGCTCAGTATTAGTGAGCCTCCCCTGCCAGCAGCAAAGACACCACCCTTAGTATTACTGGATGATATGTTTGCGTTACCGCACTCGTAGATGTCCATTCCAAACAACCTACCGATTCGATACTCTCTCAAGACATCTTCGGTCATCCCACCACCCATAGCTTGGGATACATTAGTGCCACTAAGATTGACACTTGTTACTCCACCAACCACGGGTGTCAGGACATCAACTAAGTCCATCAGGGTAAACGGGTGCGATACAACCACGTAAGGTCTCGGCGCAGGCCCACCAGTGGAGAGACCGTTACCAGCAAGGATAGCCCTGCCAGCAGCAATCTGCCCCATAGTTAGCGTAGCACCACTGCCCAACGAGTTTGTCCCACCATCCAGTTCGTCATAAAGGTCAAGTTCTTGCTTCCTAGCGTATGCGTCACCAAGAATCTTTCCAGCAGCTCTTACTATGTCCTCCTGGTTATCCCTCTCCAGTTTGTCGGTAATAAGTATTTGAGCACCGACTTCTCCTGGGGTGATAGTGACCATTGTGTCGGTCATCGTGTGAGGTGAGGCCATATCCACGCCCTCAGTTAGGGCACTGGCATTCATCGTACCAAAGATTGGTACGTTGACAGTAGAGCCATCGTGGAGCTTTTTCTGGATTTTCCAGGACAGAGCAGCCATAACATTATTATGCTCAGCGGTATAGCGTGCCTCTTCCAATATCGTTGGCAGAGTATTGGCAAGAGTTGAGCTTTTTGTCATAGCCATTTTAGTTTAGTCTCCTAATTTAGATTCCCCTCTCTCTACGAAGTCTCAGGTACTGGTCTCTTTGAGCTGGCGTTGCCAATCCCGAAGAGTAAATGTCCCTGAGTTCCTCGTATCTTGTTGCACTGGCTGAGGGGCTGCCAGTATCTTGGGTTAATAGACCCCTCCTATCCAACTCTGCTTTCAACCTTTCAGCAGCTAATCGTTCAACCCTATCATCATCCGACTCCCTGGGTGCTTCTGGCGGTTTTGTTTGTTTAGCTGCCTCTAGTCTGTCTAGTCTAGTTTCAGCTTTATCAAACTGACCCGCTTCAGCAAAGGCACGGACAACATCGTAATCATCACCCTGAAGCCCTAAAGCCTCAGTCCTTTCCTGAACAGTTCTTATACGACTCATCATATTATCAAGTTGGCGTTTTTTTGCAGACGCTTCAACTATTTGCTCGTACTGTTTCATTAGGTCGGGTTGCTGTGCCTTGACCTCTTCGGCGAATTCATCCGTAAGTTGGTTTTTCTGGCTGGCCATCATCGCAATTAATGCCTTTATCATATCTGACTGGCTTTCATTGCCCGATAACTTCTCCCGCAGTTGCTGTATTTCAGTGTCTTTTTTAGTCTTAACCCTGACTTCGTTCTTCCAGTTATCTTCGTTTCTCTGCGAAGTTTCCTGCAGTTCCGTAAGCTGTTTTTGTAACTCCTCAATGGTTACTTGAGGCTTAGGTTCTTCTTCAACTATTGCCTCTTGTTCCTCTGGGATTACTTCCTTTGTGGTCATTGTTTCCTCCTATACTTATCTCACTCGTGTGAGTATTGTATCATTGTTAGTTAGGGCAGGTGTCTTTCCACCATTGCTCTTTCGGACTTAAATGGGAACTGGATACACTGCTCTTAACAGTTACGCCTCTGGTTGCCCAGTACCAGTTTCACGGCAGAAGTTTTTGAGTGGAAGGCTAACATCCTCTACCCACTCGCAGCAACCATGTATTGTCTTGTTAGAGACTTCCCAACCCTAAGACCAGTTTTCGCCATCGGTTTGTGGGCTTCTCCGCTGCCCCTTTTCGCCCTAACTTTACTAAGTTTGTGTGTAAAATTGCTGGTATGCTTTTTCAACATTCGGGTTAAGCATTCTCATCTGCTTTCTCATTCGTGATATAAATGCCTGACCCCTTGAACTATCAGCCCATCCTTTACCAAAGGTCTTGATTGCGTAATCGTAAACTTGCCAGTAAGGCCTCATTATTATCTTGGCTCTGGCCAGTTCCTGAAACTCCAGTGGGAAGTCCTCGTATTTTAATCCACGATATTCTTCAACATAGTTAAACATCTCCTCACCGAGTTGAGTTCGCAGTTGCTCTTTCCGTATCTGGGATAAATCAAACCTGTAATCACCGAACTCGTCATACATATCATCGCCATATAAAGCATCGTTATAGGCTTTAATTGCCATCTGCTCTGGGCCGAGTCCTACCAATGCTTCGGCGGTATCCTCTACGCCTAACCTATTAACTATGTCCTCAAACTGGGGCATCTTCTCACGAGCAGCATAACCACCCTTTCTAGCAATCCAAGCGTCAGCTATCTTTTCTCTAAAAGCATAGCCGTCTTTTGTTTGCTGGTATTGAGCAGTTGCTTGGTTCACTAATTCCTTGAAGTTATCCTCAACCGCATTCCCCGCAAGTCTCCAATCACCCCAAGCAGTTCCCATTACTTGTCTATCAAACTCAATATAAGCTGCCTGTAATTCTGGGTTGGAGTTCTCTATCTCTCTTTGTTTCTTCGGGTCTATCTCATCCCAGGTATCATAGCCTATCTCTCTGGCTATCTTCTGCTTAGTATTTACAAACTCATTGACATAAGTTAAAACACCAACACCCAGTGCAGCAGGAGCACCTACCCACATACCATTGATACCACTCTGCTCCATAGCATCCATCGTATCTTGTAAAGCTAAGGGTAATAATCTTTCTCTAGCAGACCTGACAATATCCTTAGTAGAAGTGAATAAATCATCGCCCATATAGGTTTCACCCTTCATCAAGTCAACCAAGAGTCCAAACGCAGGGGATGATTTGGACTGCAGGAATCTCCACGCAATTTCATCTCTGCCCGCCTTATTCATATTGCCATAGGCAGACTTTCTCTCGCCCGCTAGCATCTGGGCGGCAAAGCGAATATATTGTAAATAACCAGTCCATATATCAAACCTAGACTCACCTATCTTAATCTTACCGAAATCACCAGAACGAGGGTCTAGTTCTGTGCCCCCTTTATTGAGAAGTGCGACCAGAGCAGCACCCCCCCCGACAAATGTTACCAGAGCTTTAGCAGCTTCTTTTCTCATATAAGGGTTCTTGGATAAAAGCATCCTGCCTATCTGCCTTGGTAGTTCAAGCCTTGAAGCCTGTAGTCTGGGTGAGAATAATACCGTGTTAAGTAAAGGTGTGTATTGATTCAGGTTAGCTGGTAACTCGCCCCTTCCTGAAGCAAGGTTGATAAACTTAGCTAGACTTTTAAGTTCTGTTTCAGTCGCCCCCTGAGCTACCCAAGAGTTTCTGGCAGCTTTATAAGAACCAAGCCTTAACTCATTCAGGTAGGTTATGAATCCCCTCTCAGACCTTCTGACAAATGGAACTTTCTCAGCAAGGGCTGACATAAACGATTCTTCCCTCATTCCCAACCTAGCCCCTTTTCTTAATGGGGCAAAGTAAACTCCGCTTCTCATTGCCTCGTTGAACAGTGGGTCAGACCTTAATACATCATCCATTTCAAGGGATAACTTCTCGGAGGCAAATGCCTTTAATTGCCTGGCAAAAGCACGAGGTATCTGTCGGGGATGGGTCAGCCCTAAAATAAGGCCCTGCCTTGCTGTAACTGATAAGTCGCCAGATGCAAGAACAGCACGAGGAGCATTAAAAGCATCTAATATTTTATCTTTAACACTACTACTCGCCGATGCTAATTTCTTAACTGCTAATGAGAAATCACCACCGAATACACTTGCTAGTTCTCTCAAGTGATGAGGTTCTGGTAAATCAATCCCAAGTAAAGTGTTCCTCAAGGCACTTGCCGTATCCTGTGCGACAAAACCTTTCTCAGTAGCCTCTACCACCTGTCTCATTAAATCGTCTACATCTTTAGATAATTCTTCAGGGGCTTTAGTAGCAAACCCAGCCCTGATACCACCTTCCGATAATGCTTTACTCTTAGCGGCTTCATATTGAGCACCAGTAAGTTTGCCTTCCCTGAATAACTTATTAACCTGTTCAAGTTTAGTTGCCTGCCTTGCCCTTAATGCTGGCAGGGCTTTCTCAAACTCTTTCCGAGCAGGGATAACAGACTCATCAAAGAACTTGGTTAGACGTTGAACAGCTGGCGATACTTTTTGCTCAGGTATAGCACCAAATACTTTAACACCAAGACCAGCACTTATCACACCTGTTCCTTTACCGATAGCTTTAGCACCAGCTTTTAATGCTACACCTGCTGTCTTTTCTACTAAACCCCAAGGTGAATATTCAATAGCATATCCTAAAGGCTTGGCTATCTTACCAACTAATCCAGCTATACCTCTAGCAGCCCTAGCCCCAGTTCCAACCTGACCTGCCCCGGGAATAAGTAACCAAGGGGAAAACTCAAGAACTCCTTTAAGGTCTATCCTTACAGGTTCTTGACTCCACGGAACATTCAAATCAAATCCAGGTGCTTTCCATTCAGCCCAAGAACGCTTCTTCCAATCCCAGTAATCTTCCCCAGGCTTCCTTTCTACTTCTTCTATAGCACCCAAACCTGTGGCAGCTACCGCTAAGCCAGGCTTGATTATAGTTTCATCTACCCAATTAAACGGGGCAGCAAATATCTGTAATGCTCTCTGCCAGAAAGGTAAAGTAGGTTCTTCTGGTATCGCAGTAGTTTCCACTGCAGTTGCAGTAGGTTTTACCGCAGGTGTTACTGTAGTTGGCTGTCTTGCCTGTTCTATAGGTGCTTCGGGAATAGTTACACGAGCAGGTTGCCATTGAGGTCTTTCCTCAATAACAGGTTCAGGCACAGGCTGAGTTTTCAGGTTCCAAGACCTGACTTCCTCATCGGCAATCTGTTCCTCAATCGGTTTCAGTCTAGGTATCCAACTTATTGCCATTTATGCCCTCTGCTTGGCAGGACTCCATTGTGTCCGACCCGCCCCACTGGGAGTGCTAGGAGCCATCATTGCCATCTCATTTAAAATATCCTGATACCCTTTGCCACCAGACCATTCTGTGTATCCCCTTAATCCTTCTCTTTGAGACCAAGGGGTTGAAATCCACTGCTGCCCGCTTGGGGTCTGCGTTGCTTGTTTTGTTATCGGCTGCCCTGCTGTCTGAGACGGCACAAACTTTGCTAACCATTCTGGGGCAGGGGGGGCACCGACATCGCCAACTCTTGCTCTAGCAGATTCGTAATCAGACCATAAATCCATTGCCCTGCGTTCCAACTGCTCAAACTCGGAGGGGGTAGCTGTTTGAAACACATCTCCCAACCTTGCCTCAACACCTGTAGCTTTCCTCTTGAGACGACTGGCTTCGGTCTGTTCCTGTAACCCTTTTGTTTGTATCCACCTTGTAATCCAATCGGAAGGAGCAGTCATCTGTGCTAATTCTGCTTGCTGTTGTGATTCCCACAATCGTTGCCTTAACGCTGTATCAGAAGGTTGAGCCATCTGCCACTCTTGATACGCAGTCTGTCTCTTTGCTTCCTCTTTAGCTAAATCTAATCGTTCCTGCTCTAATCTATACTGCTCTTTCTGGGAAGGGGATAAATCCAAACCCATTGCCATTCGCCATTCTTCCTCAGAACCAAACCCAGCAGTCTCCCAAATGGGTGTTACACCTTCTCCCTCAACCCCTTCAGTTGGAGCTTCTTTTAACTTCCAATAATCCTGAATCTTTTGTTCCATTGGTGATAAGGTTGGTGTTACTTTCTTTTGCGGGGCAGGAGTCTCCCTTGTTTTTAACCATTCCTCAAAGGTAGGAACCTTAAACCCAGCAGGCAAACCAGAAATATAGGCTAAATATTCCTCATAAACCTTAGTGAAATCAGGAGTAGTAACTTTATTATCAGCCATTCCTAGACCTCCGTGCCTTAATCTGTTCGCTTTCAAATACGAACTGGTTGACTGCGTCTCGCCCATACTTCTGTATTAAATACTGCATATCCTCTATCCCCAGCTGTTCATACCAGAATAGTTGGTCTTCTGTCTTGACTGGTTGTTTATCAAAAGGTTTCACACCTTTATACTGTATAGATAGACGTCCAGCAACTTTGCCAACCATCTTATTTACCCGTTCAAGGATTGAGTCAGCTACATTTTCTTTCATTAGACGGGTTGTCTCCTTGCACCTCTTTGTGAAAGCATCATATCCACCATCTCCCTAGCCTCTGGACTCTGCGCATTAAATTGGCGTGCTTCGCCACCTCTAGCACCCTGTTCGACAGGAGTGTTTTTCATACCCTCCTGCATCTGTTCCTGCTGTGCATTCTGCATCCTTAACTTCTCAAGGTAATCGGTCATACCGAGGTTCTCAAGAGCTTTCTCGGCTAAGGCTTGGAACAGCATCGGGTTCTGCATTACAACTGTATCGGCGATTGTCTGTTCTATAATCTCTCCAGCCCTTTCAGGGGTATAGCCAGCATACTCTATCAAGAAAGTTTCCCAATCTATTAAATTCTCACCCTTGAGTGCCCTGCCCGCCATTAGCTTCCTATCGTCTTCAATGGGGTCAGCAGCTTTCAGAATAATCCGCGTGTCCACTACAGCATCTAAATCCGACTCGGTAATATTCTTACTAGCGCTGCCATCTGGTAATTCTACCCACTGAGTTATAGGCAACCACCCGGGCACTATCTTCAGCATATCCCTGCCCATATCAAGGGCTTTGGCAAATGCTATCTCAGTAGCCTCAACAACAGAGTCAAATCTTCTAATAAAGTGATAGCCAACTATATCTTCCTGCCTTCCCGAAGAACCACTCGGAAGACCAGACATTATCGGTGGTGCCTCCACAGCAATTCTCTGACGGATATTATAGAAGTGCTGGAAGGCTTCTTGGGTTGGTAGGATTCTTTCACCCTCTTTTAATTCTGAACCAAAGGGTAAGACGTTCATTGCTCCAGCGCCCATATCGTATTCTTTCTTTAATTCTTCCGCTAATCCCTCTGCGCCTTCAGGAGCAATTACATCAACTCTCGGCTTGGCGAACTTATGTATCGTTGAATCTATATCGGAGTTAATGGCGCATTCCTGAATTAACAGGTCTTTAACCTTTCTCAACCTTCCTACTACTAGAGATTCAGGCTTGCCCTCTGGGGAAGAATCGCCAAACCCAGAATAGGCGTGAACATAAGGAATAAAACCTAAGATATTCTCCTGTATATTTCCCTTTAAGACTGGTTCGCCATCAGCCTCAAAATATCTTTCTTTAGGAGTCCAGTATTCTAACCACGGTATAGTATCCCCCTTGTTTCCCTTGTTGTTGGGGTTAGACCATTGGGGGTACTTCATGTGAATTTCCCACGGAGACCTCTCGTAATAGACTATTAAATCGCTCCCGTCTGGAGATGCAAAGATGTTTAACGGGTCGGGCACGAGGAATAAAACAGGTAAAGTCCCTGAACTTTTATCCCAGTTCTCATCGTATATCGGATGCCACCACGCTTCGCCCCTTAAAAGAAGTTTCTTAACAAACTCCTTGAATGGTTGCGGGGTTTGCTTTAAGATTATCTGAACCCAGTTGTTCAATAGAAAATTAACCTTATCCGCTGACTTTCTTGAAGTGTCCGAGTTCCTCTTGGGTTCAACGAATACCTGTGGATTCCGAGTAATGATATGAGAAGCAGGCCCATCTACCAGCCACGATGCCGTACCAGTTCGTGATAGATACTGGGGAGCTTTAATCATCGGCACAGTAAAAATATCATCGTAGAACTGCTGTTCTTCTTTCTGGAGTTTCACTCTGGTTCCATGATACTCTTCAACCAGAAACCTTTTCCTGCTTTTAATGTGGTCTAAATCTATCATAAGTTCTCCTATGCGGACTCTCTATACTTAAAAGATGTTACCTTCACTTCACCGACTGGGGCTGTCTTCCTTATCTGATTCAAGATAGCGTGAGCCATTACCCAGTCATCGTGTGCCCCTCTGATTGCCTGAGGCTTGCCATCTATCCAGCTAAAAGATAAGAACTCGCTTAACGCATCACGCATCGGTATTATCATGTGCCTATCAGCTATATTTTCAGCTAAATCTTTTAACATTACTGGCCTTGTACCACCCCCACTACCCGTACCAGAAGTCCACCACCCTTCCTTGTTCCTGGCTTTGTCCTGATAGTACCAGTTCTTGATACCCATCTGTTTAAGCCTATCAATAAGCAAAACACCAGCAGCATTTCTTTCAATTGCTATAAAGGGTTTGTTGTATTCCTCATATAGTTCATAATATATTCTTGCCTGCTGGTCAATAGACATCTTACCGTGGACAGCAACCACATCCTGTTCCGTTCTCCAATCCGAAATCACGCCTGCCGCTGGGTCATACTGCCCTTCCGATGAATCAATGGCAAATAAATATTTTCTCTCGGCAATAGATTTGGAATATATCCTGACCAGCCCCCCATACCGTACCTCAAGTGGTTCATGGCATTCCTTAAACATCTCGGCAATGGCATCCCTATCAAAGTAGCATATATTGGATGGGGCTGACATTGCCTCTTCTTCACTTCTAGGATACTCACCCTCTCTCTGCCAGTCAGCCAATCCCCTCGTATGTTCGTACCATGTATCTTCGTTCCTGCCTGGAACCACAAAATAGTCCCAGAATAACGGGATGAAATTATTCTCTTTAGATTTAGCCCCTCTCCATATTGATTTGGGGAAGGAATCCATGTTTGTCTTATCTATAGTTGAAGCCCCGATAAACAACCCACCTTTATCAATAGTCGGTTTAATCGCAGCAAAGTTCTTCTCCGCTAAATCGTGATACTCCCACTCATCGGGAAATACCATCGTGGCATCTGTAGAACGGCCTGCTCCCGCTGTAGATGGTAATGCCCTTATCCTTGAGTGGGTGGCAGTAAACTCCAGCAGGCTTGCCTGGTCTCTGGATAACCTTAATTTCAAAAAATCCGGGTGGTTCTCATTGATAAACCTGGAACGGCCCAAAATCTCGTTAGCGTCATCTTCTCTCTGTGAGGACTCAAAGACCCTCGTGCTCTCGAAAAAAGTACATAACCAGTTGGCTATCGCAGATATGGTCGTTGTCGTGTAGACCTGCCTTGCCTTGAAGATAATAACGTATAGAGCTTTTCTGGGTATTCGGTCAGCCCACCCCTGCACTAAATTAATTAACTGTAATAAATGGGGGTGAGTCTTCCATCGAATAATTCTCTGCTCGGTAGCAGATTGAACATAGACATAGTTACTCAGGTAGTAAAGGAGGCTCTTCTTGCACTTCCTCCACTCTATGTCCTGCCTCTCTTCCAGGCTCAAGCTCTCTTTCAGCAATAAGGTTCCTTCTCGCAATTTCGTCTGCACTTAATCCTATCTTTAACTCCACTTCATCTTTTAGTTTACCTTTTAACTTAGCGTATAATTCCTGCGCTTTAACTGTCCCAGCCATTGCCCGATTGTAAATCTCCTGCTCTACTTTCTTCCACTTATCATCGTCACCAGTAACCATGTCCCCAAGCATATCGGCAGCTTCCCTCCTGGCTAGTTCGGCTTCCTTAATATCAGTCAATGTAATTGCCTTCTCTTCAGCTATAATCTCACCATGAACCCTGTCAAATGTTTGCTTTATTAAGTGATGCTCTCGCAACCACTGTTTAAGGGGAGGCGGATTTTCCATCGAGATGTACCTCTTAACTAACGTTTTTCTGTATGCCCTATTGGTAATACCTTTGCCCATCACTTCTTCTTATTCAATGTTCCATAGATGTATCTTCTGGCTCTCTCAGATGTGGTGGAGCCAAACTTCTTGAGTGCTTCCCTTTTCAATTTGTCGTGTAACGCCTTCGGCATCTCTCTCCTATTTACCAGTGGGTTATTTGCCCCTTAATACCCTGGTATAATGTTCCCATCAGCATCAAGCTCAGGTTTATGAGCAATGGCATAAGCCCTCATCTGTATCGGGAGCATCCGCCTTGCCATCTCTGCATTCCCATTATCAGGTTGCACAGGTTTACGAATCCTCGCATTTTCGGAGGCGTGCAACCTGAGTTGCCTCATCCTTTCCCTGTTTCTCTTCTTGCTTAATGGCATCTCTACCCCTGTTTGATGGCTTCAAGATATGTAACCTTCTTTATCATCTTCTTCGGTATTGTGGAAATGTGCCTCTCATCACCTTCTTGCCCACCTGCATACTTGTACCTGTCAGTGGCTACTATAACTACAGTCTTGTTCCTTTTGATTAAATGCCCTACCGTTTTTACAACTAGCGGCTCGTGAATATTCCTGTCGTTCTTATCATAGTACCCTGAAGAAAAACTAGCATCATCCCACTCTATGCAAACAATCCTGTCCTTCATTTGCCCCCCCCTAAAGTTAAATTTGGATAGTGTGTTTTTTGAGACTGTACCACCCCTGAAGTTATTTTAGTATTTATGGATTTTTGGTTAAACTATACTAACTAAGACAAATCTCTTCATATCTAACCCTTCGTATCTACACTTTAGGTATAACAACGCTCTAACTATCATGATTTCATTATTCCAGGCTCAAATAACACTACATAATGGATATAGTGCGCCCCAACGTGCCTAGAAATCGGGTGGAAGTTCTTATTTTAGCTTCAGGTCTTGCTCTTGAGGGGAGTTCAACCTATCCAGCTACTAATAACATGGTAGCATCCCGGGTAGAGCTAATGAGCCAGCGAGTTCTAACCGGTCAGCTTATTAGATATATCAGTTAGCTTAATACCTCCATAGTAGATAAAGTCAGAGAACTTACATTGTTTATTAGATGTATAGTCTTTAGTCATTGGGAGATTAGACATAGCGTTACATATCATTAAGAGTTTAGCTGCTGTTTTGGTGCTTATATTCATTTTAACAAGGCAACAAGCCTATCGGACACGAACGTTAGAGTATGGCACTCTCTGAAGTGGTCACATACGATAGTGGTGTTGTGTTTGTGCTATGTTCTCCCCCTTCTTTCATTAATGATTCATAGCATCTGATACACTCTAAAATAGCCATAGCTATATCCTGCCTTTGTGCCCAGGTAATATTGGCATCTTTTAATAACTTAACTAATGGCATCACTACTAAAGGTAAATTATATGGGTCGTGTTCTCTATTCATAACCTATCCCGTAGAATGGAAGATGCTTTTCTAACGTCTCCAATTCGCTTTTCTCAAAATCTATTTTACAGCCTACATTCCTATATATGTGTTCGCCTACCATGTGGCCGGCATAGAACCCTATCACTGCCTTGCGTATCTCCTGCAAGCGTTCAATACTGAATAATATCACACTATCCTTTGCCTTCCAATGATACAGTGATATTAAAGCAAGACCTATTGACCCCGTTACTTCAATCTTCATTTAACTCAGTTACGCTGGCCAGCTATACTGATTGGAGATAAGTGTCATTAAACACCTCTCACTATATAGTATAGCACACTTTACCCCTTGACACGTGTTTTATTATGAAAATAGTAGTATAGATAAGACTGAGTGAGATAATAACACGTTTAAGCGTGAACTATTGCTCTAAACTTGTTAGAATTGATGTGAGTAATGTTGTGTTATGTGTTTTTAGGGTATATAGTGAGGGTAATTAAATATAAAGGAGTTAGACAGATGA